GTGCACAAAACTTTTCAAATAGAATCCGATGGTCAACCATTGGCAATCCTTTTATCCCCTATGATAATGGTCCGCCATCGAGAGGTTCTTGGAGAGATGATATTCGGGGTCAAGGAGGATTTCTTGACATCCCAACAAGCGAGGATATAGTCTCGGTCGGGTTTGTTCGTGATAACCTGGTCATTTATTGCGAACGATCAACCTGGCAATTGAGATATACAGGACGATCTATTGCTCCTTTTCAAATAGAGAGAGTGAATAGCGAATTGGGGGGATCTGGACCATTTTCAGTCATTCAATTTGATACTTCTCTTGTAGGAATAGGAGATAAAGGGATTGTTGAGTGCGATAGTTACAGGTCCGAAAGAATTGATATTAAGATTTTAGATTTTGTTTTTGAAATACAGTTTGAAAATAATGGTCCAGTAAGGATTCAAGGAATTAGAGACTTCATCAACCGTCTTGCTTATTGGACAGTGCCTCTTTCTTCAGCATATGATCCCATGGTCCCTGATGCTGATAGAATATTTCCAAATATTCGTTTGATCTACAACTATGAAAATGATTCATGGGCAACCTTTAATGACACATATACCGCATTAGGAACCTTTCAGCCTCAATCAAGTAGAACGTGGCTTACTACTCCTATTCCTTGGATTCAGTGTAACTTCTCATGGATTGGAACACAAGCAAGAGGTCAACCTGATATTTTAGGTGGAAATCAGCAAGGATATGTTGAATATCTCGATGAGCAAACAGTGGATGATGTGAGCCTTTCGATCACAGGCATTCAAGCTAATACTAATTTACCTACCGTCATCACATCGCCAAATCATAATTTAAAAACAGGCGATGTGATCGGTATTCAAAACATTCCAAGCGGAACTCCTTATGACAATTTAAATGGGGGAATATTTGGGATTGTCTTAGGTGACAATTCAAATGCAGATCCTGCTGATAATTTTAGAATCTATCTATTTAATCCTGTCACAGAAGATTTTACCAAGCCTCAATTAGATGTTCCAGATGGTGATTATATTGGTGGCGGCCAGATCAATATTCGAGATAACTTTTCTATCGTTAGCAAGAGATTCAATTTCCTTGATGAAGGTCAAAGTATCCAATTAGGGTATTTGGACATCTTGATGAACGCAACTGAACTTGGCGAGCCAGGAGCTATATCGCTATTCGTTTATTTGGATTACCAAGATTACACCGAAGATGATCCATCTAATACTTTGCCAAATAATAGGATAGCGAACTCTGGGCCTCCTGGTATTCCCGATACCTTTTTCAATTCGATCATTCCTACTACCCCTTCTACATTGAACAAGATGGGAGGAACTAAGTTTTGGCAACGGGTGATGTGCCCAACAAGAGCCAACTTTTTAACACTTGAATATACCTTTTCTAATGCTCAAATGGCAGGGGAAGAACAGACAAAGGACGTCCAGATTGATGCCCAAGTCTTATGGATACGACGTGCAGGAAGAATGACGCAGATCTAACACAAATTTAGGAGATATAATGTCTTTTGTTTATCAAAAAGGAATCCCGACAGGAATTGTCAACTTAGACGTAGATTATCTGAATGTACAAGGGAACTTTCAACAGGCAAATATTGTCTATGGGACAGACCACTATCCTTTTGACAATGCGACTCCTAATCAAGGGTTCCATAACTTGGTTACGACACCCCCTGTTGTTAATAATCCACCCGATGGATTGCCACCAATGACTGCTGCAGGGATTCTAAAGTTTTATGCTTTTCAGCAATATGAAGCTTTTGGTCCGTTGCAATGGTCGAGAGGTCAAAGCAATGCAATACCTACACCACTTACTAGTTTGCATGGTGGACCTATAAGTATTGCATCAGGAGCAACAGTTCCTATTATAGATTTAGCAGGGATGACTCGAGTAATGCTGATGATATCGGCTTTCAACGATGCACCTCTTTCTGCCGATAAAAAGCCATTGAATGCATTTGTAGCATTTAGCCAAGGAACTTCCCAGCTTGGTACAGGAGGCTCTCTAGGTGCTATGTCTGCTGTGATGAATGGAACGGTCTTAGGAATTAAAAATAATACAGCAACCACAGCAGGGGCTGTTTATTGGACTTTAACTTTTATAAGGATTGAATAATGTCATCGCCAGATTTCTCAGATGCGCAACAGTTAGAGAGTTTCGTTCCTGTATATGACGCCGTGCCCGATAAATGGGAAGATGCACGGCCTTTCATCGTTGAGCAATTAAAAAAAATCTCTAATGCAGTGAATATTCGAGAGATTGGCTGGTTCTTAGATGAAGAACTTTTGAGCGGTAAAGCTTTTATTCCAGGATCGGCAAATATAGATAATTTGAGCACCTCTCAGGTTTTTAGACAAGTATTACGCAAAGTAATCGTTTTTCCTGGATTAGTGGCAGGGGCTAATATTATAGCTCATGGAATCACAAATGATGCGAATTATGAACAGATTGCTTTATGGGCCTGCGCTACAAATTCGACCACGTTAACGAGTACAGTTTTCGGAAATTCCGATACAATAAGAGTTATTGGGCCTGACGTTATAATTACTTCTGATGGAACTTACGATAGATGCAAAGCATATTTAGAATATATACAGGAGCAATAATATGGGATTTTGGACAGGTACACCTGCAAAAAGAGAGAACGTTTCTAATCTGCGGCCTGAGCAAGAAGGTCTGTACAACCAACTTGTCAACGCAGGTAAAGGACGTGGGGCAGGAGGAGCATTTGGAGATGCTGCCGACTATTACAGAAATAATTTAAGTGATAACCCTGCAGATTTTGCTGCTTTCGCAGCTCCTGCTCTGAGACAATATAATCAAGATATTGTGCCTGGTATCTCCGAGCAATTTGCACAAATGGGAGCAGGAGGACTTTCTAGCTCAGGATTTAGAAATGCTCAAATTCAAGGTGCCACTGATCTTTCGGAAAGATTGGGGGCTCTCAGAGCAAATCTTAGGCAAGCCTCGGCTCAAGGTCTTGCCAATATCGGATCTCAAGGATTGCAGAGTTATAGCCAGAATATGGAAACGCATCCAGGAACGGAAGGTTTCTTGCCTTCTTTATTTCAAGGTATTGGAGGTGCTGCTTCAGGTCCTATAGGAGGGGCTATAGGAGGAGCAATAGGATCAGGAATCACAAATTGGTTCGGGGGTAAAGGAAATAAAGTGGCTGCAAATACAACACCTGATTGGAAAGGCCCAGCAAGTGCGCAACCCACTGGAAGTCCAAGAGGTTGGAATCCACCTAGTTTCCTACAAAATCAAGGAGTAAGGGGGTATTAATGGTACAGTACATAAAGCAGGGGAATCTTTGGGGAAGGATAGGAACTGCATTGGGTAAAGGACTTGCCGATCAATTGCCTGAAGAAATTCAAAGAGGAAGGTTATCAGCTGGGCTTAAGAAATTAGGAGAGCAAAAAGATCTTACTCCATTTCAACAGTTTTCTGGTTTGATTTCTCAACCTGGAATTACTCCACAAGCAATACAAAGTGGTTCAGAGATATTAAGACAGCAAGGAATGTTGAAAGGGGCACAAGATAGAAAAAATCCTGATGCCGAAGCTTTTAATTCCATAAAGGATAATAGAAATAATAATCCTGATTCTCCAACTAAAGGATTAGTTGATATAAAAAATACACAATCAGCATTACAGCCTGCAATTCCAAAAAGTCTTTCTGAATTACAAGATAGAGCCGTTCAATTACATGAGGAAAGTCCTGGATTATATCCAGATTATCAATCAGCCATTCAGGGGGCAACGATTGAAGATCAACAAAGACTTGCACAAAATGCAGCACAACAAACAGCAAGACAATCTCAAAAAGGTGTTGAAACAGACATTAGGAGAGAACTGCGAGCATTGGAAAGTGCGGCAAATGCAAAAGTTCCCGATAATGTATATCAAAAAGTTGAAAATAAAGCTTTAGATGCAATTGCAAAGGGAGAAAAAGATGAATTAACAGCAGCTAAAGATGCTAGAGATGAATTGGATTCAATTTCAAGGGATTATTCAAAAATAGATTCATATGGAAATATGACTTTATTAGCTTCCAATCCTAAAGAAGTAAGAAGTTCAATTAATGCATTAAGAAAAAAATTTAAAGAGAACGGTGACGAAGAAAACTTAGCTGATGCATTTGTCGGTAGGAATGGGTTATCAAATGAATTTGCACATTATTTAGCCATACCTCCTACAGGTTCAATTCAACAAACACTAAAATCCCTTCCTTCCATAAAACCACATCCTCAAGTAACGCCAGGAAGTGGAGGATTAATTGGATTTAAAGGGATAAAAAAAGAGGAACGAGCTGAAAAATCTAGAAAGGTTATTGAAGATTTAGCAAAGAATCTAAACAAAGATGATAGTCCGCTTGCCATTGGATATGAATTAGGAGAGAAGGGATATGATTCTGGTATGTGGCGTGATTATTTGATTGAAAATCAAGATGAATTGAATCTTTCAAAAAGACAATTAAGAGAACTAGAAAAAATCGATAAAATTGGCCAAGGTTTCTTGAATGATCTATGGCTTAAAGCATTTGGAGGTAAATAATGGAACCTTATCAAGAAGCTGCCGAAGCTACCAGAAGATCTGGGACTGTACCATTGAATGCTATAAAATATGGAGCAGGATTGGCAATTGGTACAGGTGGATCAATGATCGCAAAAAATGCGATTTCTAAAATTGCGCCTCTACTTAATTCATTTGTTCCTTGGTCATTTGCTAAAAAAGCATTAAATAAAATAGATCCTAGGATAGGTTCATTTATAAAAAATTCTGAAGATGATGGAGCTGAATCCAGTGAAATTAAAGATTTTCTAAGTGAAAAGATTAAAAAATCTGAACCCCCCAAAGATAATAGAAATATCATCGAACAATATTCTCCTGAATTGCATCAATTCATTGATCAACAAATAAGAGGAGGACGAAAACCGATAGAGGCAGCAGCAATAGCTCAAAATGATAAAAGATTTTCAGACATCATTAAAAAACTTTCTAAAGATCATAAAACTCCTTGGTCTTCCATTATAGATTCTGTGTATGGAATGGGAGAACGTGCCGCTGCTTCTAATCCAAAACAAGAAGCTCTTAATAAATGGAATGAAAGACAGAAGAAACAATCATTCTTAGAAGAAGAAAGACAAAGATTTGAACAGGGATATGGAAATCAAATGGAACAGCAACAAGGTCAACAACCTCAAGGTGGACAACCAGGACCTGGGCAGCAAGCATTGATGGCTATACTCAATAAGATCAATCAGAAATTAGGACAGTAATGAAAAAAAGAAGAATGCGAATTTGGAGTAAAGAAATATATGAAGATTTTCCTTTTTTAAAAGAAAGATCATGTAGTGGAAGATTATTAAATATAATACATGCATTTGAAATAAAGACCATTGAAGAAGCTAGAAAAATAACAAAACAACAGTTTCTTTCATGGAGACAATGTGGTCTCATTACTTGGAATGAATTTATAAATTTAGTGAATAATTATGAATCCTGAGGAATTGGAAGAACTTCTCGCTGAACTTGTCCAAGCTGTAACGCAAGTTATGCAGTCGGGTGAGGAGTTGTCTGATGAATTCCAAGGACTTTTAGCTGAAACACTCAATAACCTCGTCACTAGAATTGATGAATTGAGGAATCAACAAACAAATACTGGAGCTCAAGCTCCTATAACTCCTCCTTTAGAACCTGGGCCATATCCTTCTAGTAATGTTAATGCATTTAAATATGATCCTAGAAATGGAACTCTATTTGTAAAATTTCATGGTAAGGATTCAGCAGATTCAGGACCTGTTTATAAATACGATGGTGTACCTAGAAACATATATGATGTTTTTAGTAAAGGAAGGGTGGCTCCAAAAACTTCGGGACAAAATCAATATCATCGTTGGATTCGTGGGATCACTCCTTCACTAGGGGCGAGTCTATATGCTCTTATAAGAAATGGTGGATTCCCCTATCAAAGAATGTCCTAATATTTTGCTAGTGTTTAAAATAATTTCTTGATAGATTGAGGTGAGCGCATAAAGGTGAGGTCGCTTCTCCCAGGCTGTTTTACGAGATCGCCGCCGTAGTAGTTTTGGATCTAGAAATAGACGAAATATTTACCACACTCTATGGAGACTTATCATGACGGCTTCTTTAGGCAATACAGCAGGGGGTACCCCATTTGCAACAGGTGTAGACGCATTTGTTTATCCTCAAATGATTGGGTATGCTCTTCGCGCCCCAACTACTCAAGATATTTATAATCCAGGCACTCGTTGGCAAGATAATAGTGTAAATCCTGCCGTTCAATATTATACAATTGGATCAGGAATTTGGTATCAGTTACCTAATTCAACTTTCGGAGTTTCTTCTGTCACAGGTACAGCAAATCAGATTCTTGCTACTCCTACAGTAGGAAACGTAGTTTTATCATTAATTGGACCGTATACTCCTGCCACATACACAGCTCATGGCGTCTTAATTGGTGAAGGAACTTCATCTATTGTGGCAACCACGGCAGGAACAGCTGGCCAAGTACTCACCTCGGGAGGAGCTTCTGCGGATCCTACGTGGACGACATCCACTTTCCCTGCCACAGTTACTGCAGGATCTCTTCTTGCTGCTACCGCGACAAACGTTGTAGGGCAAATAGCAGATGTTGCCGTAGGTCAATTGCTTGCAAGCGGTGGTGTGGGTGTAATACCTGCCTATACAGCATCTCCTTCTGTCACAGGTAATATGACAGCAGCTACTGGATTTGTGGCTACAACAGCAGGGGCTGGCATCACTTTGAATGCAGCAGCCACTTCTGGAACGAATACAGCAACTCTTAATGGTCGCGTTGGTCAGGTCACAATTACAACCCCAAGCATTGCTGCAGGAGCGACTTTTGCAATGACAATTTCTAATACCTCTATCACTGGATCAGGAACTCAAGTAGGATATTGGCTTACTGGAGGCACAACTGGAGCAGCATTGACCATCCAATCCTATGCTAATACAGCAAACCAATCGGTGGTCACTATTCAGAATGGAACTGGAGCAACTACTAATACCGCTTCATTGACACTTAATTTCTTAGTCCTTAACTAATAGGTAGGAAGACATGGCTGACTTTATTTTATATCAACAGATGCTTCCAGCCCCAGAACTGATTGCAGCTATGACAGGAAGTCCAGTTGCAATCGGCACCCTCTTATTCAGTCCTGTAAAATTGATTTTTGATAATCAAAGCACAGCACCCGTTGTTTTATCCGTAAATGTGGGCGGAGGCCCCATTCAATGGAAAACATTTAGTGCTGGCGAATGTATAGTTTTGGATGACGATCTCTATACATTTCCTAGAGGGACAATATTCACAGGAAATGGGGCAGCTTCAGGAAGTTTCTCTATCTCTTATACATACATTAATTATCCAACTACCGTTGTTAATTATCCATAGGTATTAGATGAGTCAAATTTATAAAAGTCTACTTTCGGGACCTGTTCCTCCAGCAGTCCCAACTTCATTTACCACGGATGTAAGAGATAATTCGACAGCATCACCAGGGACGGCGATTCCTGCGGCCAATGTCTTGCAACTTCTGGGAGGATCGACTAGCCAAGATAATGCAAATGGTATTCAAACGGATGCCAATCCTAATAATGGAAATAGCGTCTTTACCGAATTGACAAATCGCATAACGGGATCTTTAACCACAACCAATGCAACACCTACGGCGATTGCTACTTTTGCATTAGGGGCAACTCCTGCAGTTTATACATTCGACATTCAAATTGCCTGCTTAAACGTCACTAGCGTAAATGGAGATGGGTACTTTATCTCTGGGTCGATAAGAACCGATGGAGCCACAGCTACATTATGCGGCACTCCCGATAAAATTATTAATGAAGAAGTTTCAGATACAGCCGATGCCAATCTAGTAGTGAGTGGCAATAATGCCGTTATTCAAGCAACTGGGATTGCAGCAACAACGCATGACTGGAGGACAGTGGCAACCTATGTGAGGGTGGTATAATGGCAGGTTTTGCAAACGATATAGTCTATGCAAATAATGGCGATTTCAGCATTGCAGGATCTACTAAAGGTCAAGCAGCAAATGGACTACTTACCAATGGGCAATTTTGGATTGGATCGACCGCATTAAATGTGGGAGGTACTCACATCAATGTAGGAACCATAACTTCTCCTCTTGGCACCCTAACTGTTGGATATTCTTCCCCAAACATAACAATTGATTTAGCAGGCGGTGGGTTAGCTATAGACTCAATAGCCGTGCAAACAGGTACAAGCCCAATAGTGCCAACAGCTGGTGGCTTAGTCACCATAAATGGGGCAACCGTAGCCGCTGGGACAAATCCTGTACGAACCGACGGTACTGGCGTAAATACGATGGCTGTCGAAGTGCAAATTTCACAAGCGATTGCTTCCACGAATGCTACAAATATTGGATTAGCTGCTTTTAATTCAGCGCAATTCACAGTCGATGCTAACGGTTTTGTTTCATCTTTAGGGGATGGATTTGTCTGGATTGATCAAGCAACGGGGATAACTCTTGCTATTAATCGCGGATATTTTGTCACAACGTCAACTACACAAACTCTACCTGCTGCTCCCTCTCAAGGTGATGTAGTTAAAATAATTTGTGATACAACAGGTGCAGTCGTAGTCACAGCCAATACAGGCCAAACAATCCGTCTAGGTAATACCGTTTCAGCAACGGCAGGCAACGCTATGAGCACACAGCGTGGAGATGCCCTAGAACTAATTTATCGAGCAGCTACCACACAATGGATTGCATTAAATTCTACAGGAAACTGGGTGGTAACATAATATGGTCACAGTCACAAATTCAATCAATAATACAGTCGGCGCAAGCAATTCTGGCATAACGAATAATCTTTTGATTCAAAACCCAAGCAATACTGCCTCCTCTGCCGCAGCTTGTTTAATTTCTGTTGGAGGCACTACTTCTGCAAATCCTTATACTTCATGGATAGTTGGAACCACACAAGCTTGGGCATTGGGTATTGAAAACGCGGCCTCTCAACGATTAACCTTAAGTAATTCTGCTTCGGGGGCAGTTGTCCCTGGTGGTGGAAACTATATTTTTTCTGCAATTCCTGGTGCAACATCATTTCTTTCTACATTTACTTTTTGGGTTCCACAGGTAGCGGTAGGTGGATTATCCAATCCAGGATCACCAGTCAATCTAAATATTTCTAATACTTCAACTACAGCAGGCAGCAGTTCAAGTTTATTAATTCAGACTTCCACTACTGGCGGAGGTCCTGCTTTTGTGAACTATTCATCTCTGGGAAATAATTGGTGGCATGGAGTAGACAAAACAAGCTCAAGCAATATTTTCCGTTTTCAATATGGGAATTCGGGAGCTTTCCCTGCTTTACCAAATATTTTGACAATGACAACTACTGGGAATGTTAACAAACCTTTAACCTCAGCATTTAATGCAGTCACGGGGACAAATAAGACTAATGTCACTGGCGATGGCACCACTTACACAGTAATATTTGATGTGCCTTCATATGATCAAAATTCTAATTATAATTCCACAACAGGAGTCTTTACCGCTCCCGTAGCAGGAAGATATCATTTTAGTTCAAATGTATTTATTGTAGGGGTCGTCGCTCAAACATCTGCTTTTATTTATTTAATAACTACAGGAGGGAATTATCCTGGAAGTTTCTTTAACCCTGCTCCCATAGTGGTCACAGCAGGTCAAGTATCTCTACAAGTTAATGCTTTTGCTAATATGGCTGCGGGAGATACTGCACAAATACAAGTGACTGTCTCAGGAAGCACTAAAACCGTAAGTATAAACGCTGTGGCAGCTAATAACTTCTTCGGTGGTGCTTTAATCGCCTAAAAATTTTTCTTTTAATAAAATCTTTTCTTTCTTACTCTACCATTCTTTTTTTATGGGAGGTATCATGCGCACTTTATTTTTTATTATCGTAACCCTTTTTTTGTCTTTATCTGGGCTTTATGCTCAATCGCAAAATTGTCTGACAAAAAATCAGATTCTATTGACAAATGAAGGTATCTATTGTGAAATTGCTGGCAATATATGTGCTGTAGACACAATAACTTATTGTGCGGGCCAATACATTGCTATTCAAAAACCAATGGCTGCTGGTCAATGCGATAACTGTGGATCACGGTTCGGACCAAATGGACGATGTGAAAATCAAAGCTGTAATAATAGCGGTCGAAATGGTCCGCCAGACCGATAATAAAATAGGCGTTTGTCAAGTGTCAAACGCCATTAACATATGGTGATAAATGAAGAAACTCTTTGCGGTTATATTTTTTTTCTTGCTTTCCGTCAATGTGCTTTTTGCAGAAGGTAAGCCATATACTCTAACGGGTGATGTAAGAATAAAATCGTGCTCGAATTGGCAAAATAAATATGATCATACCCTCAAATGTGAAGCTATCTTCGGGTTAGATTACGAATTTCCTGAAGCATGGATGCAGACGAAAGTTAAAATATCTAATCCCTTTGAGACTACTCAAAAATCAAATGTCGCACTTGAATTACACAAGTTACTTATTGGATGCAATGTATATCAAGATGAAGATTCTTATTTAGATGTAGAATTTGGTCGTAATAAATTGGATGCTTTATTTGAATCTAAGCTCCAATTTGATAACCATTTCAATGGTGTTCTGCTTTCATACCATTACAAAAACCTTTCGATTCAAGGTGGTCCACATGTTATTAATTCTTCTCTTAACCAATTTGGTTATATTATAGAAGGTGCAGTTTCGGAACTTTTTAACATTCCGCTTACAGTGAAATATTCAATTGCTGATTGGTCGGCTTGTAATTGTCACGATCTATATTGTAATTATTTAATCTCCCAGGCTTTAGTAAAATATGAGTTTGTGCCTTATCTCAATGTTTACGCCGCTTATCTAATCAATCATCGGCAAAGCGAAAATGGAAATGGGTTTTATCTCGGAGTTTCTTGTGGATCTTTGAATAAAGCTAGTGACTATTTAATGGATTTTAACTATCAATACTTAGAAAGTAACGCAGTTCCTTGCTACGACCAATCGGGGATTGGCAAAGGATTTCAAGCTAAACTTGCGTATGCTTTTACTAACAATTTTTTTCTCCAAGGAAAAATAGCCACTACAAAGACCGCGGAAGTAAGCGCAATTTATAAGTGGTAAACTTTTTGAGGAGGTAAGGAGAATGAGATGCCTTTAAAAAGTGGAAAAAGTAAGAAGACCATATCAAGTAATATAGCTACCGAAATAAATGCAGCGAAGCCAAGGAAGCAAGCAATTGCAATAGGTCTATCAAAAGCAAGAGAGTCAGGGGCTAAAATACCCAAGAAAGGTAAGAAATAATGGCACGGACAGCAACAACAATTTTTGATATAATTGGTGGAACTCAATGCATTAATTTTAATAACCCCTCTTTGATAGATAATATTTCTTTTGCAAATAATCAAATCACTTTTCAAACTACGAGTGAATTTAATCTTGCCCAATCTGATCTATTACTTTATATAAAGTATTTACAAACATTTAATACATTACTATTTAATAATTTTCCTACATTAAAATCCTATCTAACTGAATCTTTGCCATTATGTAATTTTCAAATTACTGAGACAAACGTAGGTGTTGTAAAGATAACTTATATTCAGACTTCTTTATCTTCTCTTGTTTATACTATAAATTATCTTCCAATTGCCACCTCGGCAGCATTTTCGGCAAGAAATTCTGTTATGATAAATATTCAAGAATTTAATTTGTTGATAGCTATGCTTCAACAATACGCTAATCAAGTATCAAAAAATTAAGGAAATAATATGGATAAGCTAATTAGAAAGATAGAAAAGGAAGTCCCTAAGAAAAGCAAAGCAAAAAAAGATCTCAAACATCTAGAGACAGCTGATAAAGCCCGAGATAAAACTTGCGAGTTAGGTGAGAAAGCAAAAAAGATGATGAAGAAAAATAGTAAATAGTGTAAAAAATATTTGAAAGAGTTTTTTCATCGTTTACTCCTTAGTTTTGGTTAACGGGAGGGGGGTAAGAACTATCATCTTACCCTTTTTTTCAGGACCTGTAGGTTCTATCATTTATAATAATATTGACTTTCATAATAATCTACTCTTCCTGTAATAGTGTTTACTCTATGAGTTTCATCTATAAACTCATAACAGGGATAGAATAGATAAAGAAGGACTCCTAAACAAAAAGTCACAAAAGATACCTTAATGATAAATTCTTTTATGTGCATGTGATCCTCCAATTGTTAAACATGCTTGCAAAACTTGATTAAATGTGAATTATTTTCCATGTGTTATTCTCCATGAACTTGAAGAAGGATTTCGATAAATTTCTAAATCCATATTTTTAAGACATTCAATTTTTGAGTAATTTATTATTCCCTTCCTGATAACCTGGCATAGCGATATACCTGCCCCCTTTGAGTTTGATTCTCCACTTAAAAATACGAGTTGCTTTCTTAAGTCTTCCTCTTCTTTTTCTAATTCTTTTATAGAGGTCGTCACTAATTTCCACTTCATAGCGCATTGTCTCCATAGATCGTCCTCTCTTTCTATATAATCAGATTCATCAGGTTCAGGAGGTGTTTTATTTATCAGGCATTCATAGAATTTTTTTTCCTCAATTAGCATTTTTTCTATGTAATCATTGTCTCTTTTGACTTCAACAATTACTCCATCCATGCCGTCAAAACTAAAGTAATAAGCCATCATTACACCAGAAACATAAATTTGATGCTGAAGTTGAGGGTAATAATGATCGGGAACTTTATTATCATATAAGGCTATGACGTGATCTTTTTCTGCAGGACACTTTATTTCTAAAATCGCACCAGATAGCGCATCTCTTCCGTCTAGAGAAGCCATCATCCAGTCTTTAACTAAAACAGTAGGCTCCATGTACCATGTTGTCTTTAAGTTAAACAATTCTCTGGCAATAGGTTCTAGATCAATTCCTCTTTGCATCCTTTCATTTGGTGGGAAAGGTGGGTCATTAGACAGCTTTTCATGATAAAGTTGAATGCGTGTCTTCCAATGGGATGCTCTCATTATGACTGAGGCATCAGTCGCAGTTATCTTTGTCTTTCTTAAAGCATGCCATTCAGGGCTGCCTTGTTCCATGTCAAGAATCTCTAATTTTGGGGAGTTTTCTTGAACTTCTTCAATAGTGGCTGTATTAGTCATTGGACCTCCGCCGCTAATAATTCAGGTTGTGCTTCGGCTCTTTGTTTTTCATGGTATTGTTGCATATTCTTTAAAGCAGCAGATTTTGTACGTTCATACATATCCACCGTTAATCCAGTTAAGTCATCGGTCTTAAATTGACTTTTAACTCTTTCGTACACCCATTTTTTATAACCTGCATCGCATTCATCTAAAATCATTGCCAATTCTGCAACTTGATCGTTGTTAATTTTAGGGTTAGTATTCACTGGCGCAGAAGGAGCAGTTTGAGGTATTGGAGAAACAATGGGAGTTACAGTGACTGGCGAAATATCCTTAATCTCACCCGTTCCAAAGTCAACATCGATAGGTCTAGCATTTGGTATAGAATCAATTTCCGATTCATCAGTCCATCCCATTCCGCAGATGCTTAATGTAACCCTTCTTTTGGCCTTTGTTTCCGCTTTCATGATCGCATTGGCCTTTGCCTCGCCTTTTAGATTTCCGATGGCTACAGCGCCTTTGGCTTGATCTATTCGACCGTGCTTATCTTTAGCCTTGGCGGTAACGACGTAAATATCATCAATGAGCTTATCGTCTAATTCCTCAATAGAAACGCCATTGATTTTTCTTAGCTGTTCGGTACAGTCTTTCTTTGCGTAAAGAGTTAGCTTTCCATTTAATAGAATGTAAGCAAAAGGATTTGTAAAAGGATTTAGTCCAGAGCTTTCACAAACTTTTCTATAATAGGTAACTCGTTGCTCGGGATTTAATTTGGATAAATCTCCTTGCATTACAACTTGTTCAATGATCGAAAAATCTTGCTCTTTTTTGGCAATTAACTCCTGATTCATTTTGTCTCCTGGATTTTTTAAATTTTGTGTTAAGACGCCAGAAGAAGATTGATTGGAAACGTTTGCGACAGTATGATAATTGCCGCAGCGGCTCGAACCTAGTCTTGGCGGACTATCAACATGATTTCCTGACGCTGCTTTTTCTTTTATTGTATTCACCGTTACTCCTTATATATTATATAAATAATTTAAATGTCATTCTGTTTTGGTTAACTTATAACGTTTCGCTTTCGTTATGTGACAAATTGTAACCCTGTCATTCATTTAACAAAAGAAAAAAAGACACCTTTAACAACATTATTGAAAATAAATAATCTTTATGGAATAACAGAAGCGCCAAAACTTCAAGAGGATATCGATGCAAGTGGAAAATTTAAAAGCTTGGCTGGCTAACATTGGAATGACCCTTAAAGATTTTTGTGAAATTATCGATTGTGATGAGAAGTATTTGTCAAAGATTATGAATGGCCACAGAAATGCAGGTCATCGTTTAGCTAAGGATGTAAGAGAAGCGACGGCGGGTGTGATTACATTAAAAACAAGAGTAAGAAAAAAAGATCAAGAAAAGGAGCAAAACCAACAACAAACATGCTCCGTTTAAGTTAGGTATTTTTGGTGGTCGGCCAAATGAACCAGTTGATTGTTTAACGACTGGGGGATCTTCAGAAACTTCTTGAAACATTCCATTTGCCCTCTTTTCTCCTTGATAAAAGGTTTTTAAAATATTTGCTATACATATTATTCTATGTGAAATATATTTTTTTAAAATCTTGCAAATATTTTTTGAAATATCGTAAACAAAAGAGTGCAACTAAAAGAGGAAATGCTATGTTGATCCGCCAAGACTTTAACTCACAACCACAATTACCACCTCGTCTGTACATGGAACAAATCATGGACAGTCTAAGTCAGATTTATTGCTTTCTATGGGACCATAAAAATGAACAGAACGTTTTTAAAATGGCTTGGAAAGAGATTTTAGTTTACTATAGCAAGAACACTTTCAGAACTAGTCTTCGTAAGCTGAATAATCAAGGCTTATTAAGCTACAAGGAAGATGAATACGGCATAACAATCGAGTTAATCGGTTGGGATGATACTGATCCCGAAATTTAAAGGGAAATCTGCTGCGCTATTTAAAGCGCAGCATAAACAAACGCAATAGATATATGAATTACCCGTTCTTATATCTAAATTACACATCAGGAATAAGAAGAAAGACTAATAACTTAATATTCTGCAAGCCAGTTTATCACGTCAGTTATTTTTCTTCTATATTCTTTGTGTATCAAAAAAACATTTTACAAGGAATAGGAAAGATGATCATCAATCGGATGCTTTCAAAATATAGTCATTGTTATGCAAAATTGACCTACAATGACAAAGAATACGAATTAATTTTTTCAAACCCACTTTCTATACTTAAGGATGAAAACATATCTTGGGAAGCAAAAGGTTGTCTATGTCACATAGCATTTTTGGAAGACGATATAGAATTGTCTCCACATGTTATCAATGAATTGATTAAATTTGGTTACTTAGTCGAGGTGGTATAATGAAAATTCCAGCCCCTAATCACACTCAAAGTCCCAATGTTTTTTTCGATGAAATTTTTAAAACTCTAACTGAAGGAGAGCTTAGAATAATTTTAGTAGTCATTCGTCAAACTTTTGGATGGCATAAAGCATACGATCGAATAAGCCTTGCTCAACTTGCCGAAAAAAGTGGTATGCAAAGGAGATCTGCTTGCCGATCTTTAGTTTCTTTGATAGAAAAAGGATTAGTATGTAAGAAAAAATTCGGGCCTCCAGGAAAAGAAAAATGCTATTATTCATTGGTTGTTGAATCCTGCCAATCCCAAACTTTAGAAGAGGATGATGGATATGAATCTGAAGAGGAAATGGAGATAATTTCAAAAAGTTTATACCAGTGTCCCAAAGACACTACCCCAGTGACTGAAAGACACTACCCCAGTGACCTAAAGACACCCACAAAAGAAACTAATACAAAAGAAACTATACAAAAGAAACAACAACAGGCAAAGCCTGTTACTGCTGCTGTTCCTTCTAAATCTTTAAATAAAGAAAAACCAAGTATTTATCCAATCCTTGACATAGTCAACATATTGAAGACTGATAAGGAAGAAATCACTCAGAAATATTCAATTGAAGATGTAACTCATGCAGTGAAATGGGCACTTCATCCTGAGACAAAACTAAACAAAGGTTTAGTCCAAGCAATCAAATGGGCTTGCAAAAATAAACCTGCTATCCCTGAAGCAAAAGTAGACAAAGAGTTAGTAAATAAAAACTATGCCATGAAATACGATAAAATGAAGAATGGCTCTATTCACATTGTAGCTTGTAATAAGTATGTTGAAATTGTTACAGGTGGACAAGGAAATACAAATTGTTTCAATTATGATATGAAAGGCTTCTATGATCAATTCACTAATGCTTTGCGAAAATACAATTTTAAAATATTGGAGGGATAATGATTCGTTGGGAACTTCCCTTAAAAACAATCAGTGAATCAAATAGCTCCGAGCATTGGACGAAGTCTAGTAAAAGGCATAGGCAGCAGCAATTCTTTGTTAAGTGCCTATTCCGAAAGAATGTGATGGTCATTCCATTTCCATGCGAGGTTACACTTACTCGGATATCACCTAGATTCCTTGACTCTGAGGACAATCTCCCAATCGCCTTCAAATGGATAAAAGATGAGATAGGAGCGTGTTTTTTTCCCGAAAAGTTGGTCACTTTTCACAAAAAGAATGGTAAAATTGTGAAAAACAAAGGACATGCGGATTCGGATCCAAGAGTAAAATGGAAATATTCTCAGGAAAAGGGAAAGATAGCAGGCATTAGGATTGAGATTCGGTCTTTGGAAGAGTGCGATTTAATTGACGTTGAGCTTCCTCATATTGACCATGGATAAAACGTATCGCTTTTTCACGATCAAATTTTACCATCTCATCAACATCCACCGACTGCTTTTGGATATTCTCGCACATCAAAGAGACAACCATTTTGTCCATATATCCACTCCGTTTTTGTTTTTTCATTCTTCAACTCCTTCAATACAGATTTGAGTTCCTCATTCTCTTTTTGAAGTTCCGAGCATACTTTCTTCATCTCACCTAATTCAGAAAAAAGTTTTCTCCTTACTTTACCCATGCTTTCGCACATCTGATCGATTTGCTTTTGCATGATAGCAAGTTGCATCTCCTCAGAGGTTTTATTCTCTATATTTAATTCTAGTTGCACTTCTGTATTCATAAAACACCATCGAAATAGTGTCATGGTGAAGTCCATAAAATTCAACTAAAGAAATAATTTACATTTATGGTAAAAATTATTTTTAAACAAGAGGTATGTTATAGTTTTTTTGAATGAATTTTTGCGTGATCCGCATTCGATAATATCTCAAGGTTTTCTATTCTATTGTCTTTTGGATTTCCATTAATGTGATGAACATGCTCATTTCTTTTCAATTTTCTTCCAATCTTTTGTTCCATTATCCAACGGTGTTCATAGACAAATTTTCCTTCTTTCATACATCTCTTATAAGGATTTAAAGGAGATCCAGTGGTTTTCTTAAAACCATATAATGTTTTATTTGCTGACATAGCTAATTTTCTGCATACAGGATTGCAATAATGCTTTTCATTAATAGTTTTTTTCACAAGACATGGCCATTTCTCAAATTCCTTTTCGCAAAAATCACATATGACTTTTATTTTTTTAGAGAAACGGCATTGGACATACTTTTTACCTTTTGCGCCACAAGTAAAAGAACAAAAAAATTGTTTTACTCTCTTCCTTTTAAATATTTTTTTACATATTTTGCAGTTGATAAATACAGCAGGTTTAGCCATAAAAACTCATAAGTGTACTATCGTAAATATAGAATAAACGGTTAAAAATTTCAATGGAAAAGCTAATTTGGTCAACAGAAAAAAGAAAAGTTTCCCAGCTCAAAGAATATTCAAAAAATCCTAGAAAAATCAGTAAGGAACAGTTTCAACAACTTCTAAACTCAATAGAAAAATTTGATTATGTAGAACTAGTGGCGATCGACTTAGACAATACAATCATTGCAGGACATATGAGAATCAAGGCAATGAAAAAATTAAAGAGAAACTCAGAAATGATTGAAGTGAGAGTACCCTCTAGAAAATTGACAGATCAAGAATTTGAAGAATATTTGATTAGAAGCAATTTAAATACTGGAAATTTTGATTTTGAATGCCTAGCGAATCAATGGGAGCCGCTAGATTTGCTTAAATATGGATTTTCAGAAGAGAAATTGCTAGGAACCTGCAAAAAATCAGAAGAAATCCTGGAAAAAGAACAAGAAAAAACCAGCAGCAAAAAGAAAAGCTGCCCTAATTGTGGACATTTGTTTTAAATCATGAGTTTACATATATTTGCCTCCTTAATGGACATGAATTTTAAAAGGATAACACATGGAATGTGGCTGTGGCTGTGGTAAAAAAATAACTTCTAAAAATAAGAATGGTGAGTTTAAGAAATACATTTGAGGACACAACTCTCGCAATCATAAAAATGAATGGAGTAAAAAACCAGAATCTACAAATGAGCACACGGGAAGATGGCGAGCGAAAAAGATGATATCTAGAGAAAAATGTTATTTAGAACATCCTATAGCATGTAAAGGAAGGATAGAGATTCATCATATAGATGGTAATCCATGTAACAATAGTATCAAAAATCTTGTTGCGGTTTGTAAGACACATCATAATTTTTTGGATGAGGGGACAATTACTTTGGAAGATCCAGAAATCCCTTCATTTTATATCGATGGATCAGGGAAGAGAAGATACAACAAAAAAAGGACATGAATTCTAATGAGAAATATTCCACGGAAGAGGCTAAGAGATTATACGAATGAAGAACTGATCGAAATTATTAATGATAACGAAAACGTCGATCTCTATACCGTGTCAGGATATTTAAGCGAAATTTTGCGCAGAATGAACGAAAATTCGCCTATTTTTCCCAAAGAAGTAGACTGAGGTAATCCACTAACACCATAACTAAAAAAAGTAAAAAGGACACCTAATGAAAATAACACCTAGAAAAGGATTCGTTCTAGTATCGAATCAAGATATCGTTGAAGAGAAAAAAATAGGAACACTTATCATTCCTACAGAGGAAAAGAAGAAAACATATCTAAGAGTGGAAAGCAATGGAGAATTGTATAAGATAGGTGATTGCATCTTCGCTCATCCTTTCAAATCGAAGATGCAAATTGAAGAGAATGTATTTTTGATAGCTGAAGAAGATATAATCGCAAGCTTTACCCTATAGGATAGAAATTGAAAAAAAATAAAATTGAAGAAACAGAAAATGGTTTTGTAGTTATTCCTTCATGGCAAGAAATTGATAGAGCTAGAGAAATTATAAATGAAGCTTTGGATAAATCTAATGTTTCAACGGCTGATGCTCTCGCCGCTTTATGTCTTAGTACTATTGAGATGGTTCATGAAGCAAAAGTAGGAAAAGCTCAATTTCTATGCAGAATGTCTAACTGGTGGGAAGAGTTAGATTCCCAAATACAAAAAGACATGTCACAATAGAGTACTCCCTAGTGACAATCTATTTACAAAAAATTATTATCAAAAAATCATTCCTATAGACTTACAATTTACTAGGTTGACATAATGTAAGGCATAGTGTTATAAAAGATACAACTATGCGAGAATTATGAAAAAAGAATTGTCAGCATTTGAAGTTTACATTCGAAATCAAATGCGAAAACAAAAAGATCAAGAAGATCAAGAAATGTTAGACCACATGCTAATGGATCTCAAGAAAAAGAATGAAGCAGAAAAACAGCAACAAATTGATGAGTTAACCAAAAAACTTGAAAAGGTAAGAAAATAGGAAGTTTATGGATTTAAAAATCACATTAGAAGTTTTAGGGGTTATTGGGGGTACTGCCACTATATTAGCTTTATTTCTTGGACCCATGTTTTATCTTGGATCAAAAATTGACGCAATAAGATCCGATATGGCTTTTCTTAGAAAAGAAATGTACGATGAAAATAAAGATTTTCATGGAAGATTGTGTAATATTGAAGAGAAAAGAATAAAAATAATTGAGAAATAAAATGGAATAGAAAATGAGTCATAATACTTCAATCACCTAAAAAAATGAAGCTTTATAAATTATTACGAAAAATCCCCTTCTTTGAAGGATGTTAAATGACAGGTAAACGTATAGGATATATCCGTGTAAGTACGACAGATCAAAATCCTGATCGGCAACTTGAAAATATCCAATTAGACAAAAAGTTTATTGACTATGCTTCGGCCAAGTCAACTAATCGTCCTCAGCTAAATTCTATGCTTGAGTTTGTTCGAGAGGATGACATCATCATTGTGCACAGCATGGATAGACTGGCTCGCAATTTAAAGGATTTGAAAGAGCTAGTCGATGGACTGGTTAATAGAAAAATCCAAGTCCATTTCCTAAAAGAAAACCTTCAGTTCTCAGGAGAAAACTCAGCAACATCAAATCTAGTACTTCATTTAATGGGAGCTTTCGCTGAGTTTGAGTATGCATTTATTAGGGAAAGACAGCGAGAAGGTATAGAAATTGCCAAGAAAAAAGGTAAATTCAAGGGAACAACCAAGAAACTCAATGCAGAAAAGATCGAAACTCTGAAAAGGGAATTACTTATTCGTAAGAGTAAAAGTCAAATTGCTGCCGATTTAGGGATCTCGAGATTTACTCTCTATAGATATATTGACCAACTTAAAGAAGAAGATGTGAAGAATCAATGATGCAATTTATTAAATTTAGTCATTTAAATCTTCCTCCTCAAGGATGCAAAATTGTTTGTTTTCGGAAGGGGGATGTATGGATAGCAAGAAGATTGAGATTTAAGGAAAAAGATTATTATTTGGAAATTCCATATGGTGGAAACTTAGGTGGTATATGTACGGATACTCCTGAATATTGGATGCCACTAGATCTTCCAGAAGGATATACAGGATATATAAGAGTTTCTATTGATGACAAAGAAGAAATTACAATTGAAGAACTAGAACGGATTGATAAAAAAACACATTCAGATTTAGTAGGAATGTTGATGGAGGCAGCTCTTAAAAATGAACGATAAAGTTAAAATCATAAAAGAAGAACACCATTGGACAAGTGATGAGAAGATCAAATGGCTTGGATATGGGGAATGGATCGAAGAATGCGATGTTACCGAATTTGAATATCTCGGCTATCAGGCCTTAGTTATGAGAGTTATGAAGCGAGAACTTTATTGTCCCCATGCGGGTTATTTTGGTGGCCATCTTTGTGGATACGTAGGAATTCCAGAAACTCATCCTTATTTTAGAAAAAAAGAATTAGACATTGATGGCCATCATGGTATTACTTTCAATGAAGCGCATGAAGAGCATTGGATAGGTTTTGACTGTGGTCATACTGGGGATTACATACCAACAGTGGAACATATGAGAAAGACAAATCCTGAATTAAAAAAGATCAATGAAATGTTTCCATTGAAAGAAGGTTTTGAGAAATTCGGATTATTCAATCCTGTCTATAGAAACATGGAATATTGTATTCAATGCTGTATTGAAATAATATATCAGCTTATTGCAGCTCTCAACAATGATAAAAAATCAGCCAAGGAGATTGAAAGTGATACGACCGAACAAATTTGAAATTTCAGTATTGTTGGCAATACTAGCAGGTTGGATTTTATTGTTATGTGGTTGCACTCATCAGGCTTTCTATTGTTTAGGTGCATTAATCATAATTATTCTTATAGGTATTATGGATTATTTGAGAATGATTTATATGGATAAAAAAAATGATTAGAGATTTTATTTTCAATTCTACTATGTGGATTTTTGTTAAATGTAGAATTTGTGATCAGATGAAAATTACTAATTGTAGTGGAACTTCTTTTGATGCCTATATGAGAAAAGGCAAGTGGTAGCAATTGATCTAATCTCCGATTTACATGGCTACTATCCCGAACTTGAAGGTGGCGATCTTTTGATTGTTGCAGGGGATTTGACGGCTAGAGATGACGAGAAAGGATGGATAGAATTTGAAAATTGGATTTTTAATCAGCATTATAGAGAAAAGATTATAATTGCTGGTAATCATGATAATTTTCTTCAAACCATGGATGAACATCGTATGTGGAAATATTGGGATAAAATTCCATGTGTTACTTATCTCTGCGATTCAGGTACTGAATTCGAAGGTTTGAAAATCTGGGGTTCTCCTTGGACAAGAACATTCGAAGGCATGAATCCACATTGCAAAGCTTTCACTGTAGATACTGAAAAAGAGTTAGCAGAGAAGTGGTTGACTTTTCCTATTGATATTGATATTTTGATAACTCATAACCCACCATATGGAATTTTAGATAAAGTTGCTTCTAGATCGTCACGAGCTAAAAAAGGTGAGCATGTAGGAAGTAAATCTTTAGCACACAAAATTGGTCATACGGAAACTCCTCCTAAGCTTTGGGTATGGGGCCATATTCATGAAGCTTATGGAAAAGATTTACCAGTGAGAGGAAATCCTTGCATAATGGTCAATGCTTCCCACGTTAACGAACGCTATGAACCAGTAAATAAACCCATTAGGATTATTTTATGAGTTGGCCCGAATCCATTTGTTGTTCTGCAGCATTGTTATGTATGACAGCAATGGTTTATCTTTTATTCAAAATTAAAGACTAATAAAACTTCAAAATGTCATTCTGAAGTCTCAACTGTAACATAAATACTTGAATTACTCGCGGTCATGTAGTATATATTTTTTTAAAACTACATGCATTTTAAGAGTTTTTAATGTCACGCAAGCAGAAGGAAATAAATTGGGATATCGTAGAAAAAAGAATGGAAGCTGGTTGCAATGGCATAGAAATTGCAGCAGCACTTCGCATTGATCCCGATACTTTCTATAGAAGATTCCAACAACATTATGGAAAACGATTTGTGGATTCTTCGGATTACTTCTACTCGGGCGGAGATTCAAATTTAAAGTTTATGCAATACATGAAGGCTTTAGGAGGTAATATCAACATGCTAACCCTTTTAGGGCGTGAAAGGTTAAATCAAGGTAAAGAACAAGAAAAGACTTCTCCTTTCGAAGACCAATTAGAATTGCGCCATGAGAACATGATCCTTAGAGCTGAAATCGAAAAATTGAAGGGAGACAAGGATGCCGACAAGTCCGAAGCAGAATAAGAGCTTTGCTGAAGCGACTCATCGTTTCAATATTTGGGTAGGAGCTGTAAGCTCTGGAAAAACCTATTCTAGCCTTGAAAGATTGATATATGATCTAAAGCACGGCCCGAAAGGCGATGTTATGATTATAGGCGTCAACCGAACATCTATTCAACGTAACATTTTAACACATTTATATAGGCAATTAGGTTTCCCATGTCCAACAGAAAAAGCACAGATGAGTAGACTTTATGGACGAGATGTTTGGTTCGTAGGTGCGCCAGATGTTTCAGCGGTTTCGACCATACAAGGGTCGACTCTAGCTCTAGCTTACGTTGATGAAGCAACAAACCTTCCCGAGCCTTTTTGGAAGATGTTAGAGTCCAGGTTGCGTGTGCCAGGTGCGAAACTCCTAGCGACGTGCAACCCTGAAGGGCCAGCCCATTGGTTAAAGAAAGATTACATTGATAAACCAGGACTTGATCTTGCTCATTGGAACTTTAACTTAGAGGATAACCCAACACTTGATGAAGCATACAAACAACAGCTTAAAGCATCGTATTCGGGTATGTGGTACAATCGATATATTCTTGGTCAATGGGCGCTTGCCCACGGAGCTATCTACGATTGCTATGATCACCATAATGAATATGAAAATCCTTTTCCTTCCCCATCGTATTATATCATCGGCGTTGACTATGGTACTACTAATGCAACAGCAGCAGTATTATGTGCAGTTACTCCTAACAAATGGCCACAAATACGCGTGGAAGCAGAATATTATTATGATTCGGCTAAAAAAGGTAGGTCTAAGACGGATGAAGAGCTTGTTCGAGATATCAAGGACTTCATCGGCTATAAAAACATATCTGCTATCTACGTGGACCCTGCAGCTGCCTCTCTCAAAATCGCCCTTAGACACAAAGACCTCCCAGTATATGATGCGAATAACGACGTATTACTTGGCATTAAAATCTGCTCAAAGTTTATTGGCGGAAAAAATATAGTCATTCAAAAAGGATGTACCATTCTAAGAGAATGTATTCAATCTTACGCTTGGGATTCTAAAGCAGCAGATAGAGGCGAAGATAAACCAGTCAAGAAAAATGATCACATTTGTGATGCCTTGAGATATGCCGTTTGCTCAGCTTTCCCTCAAGCAGAGTTTAGTCACCCAGACGAAAACATCACCTATGATCAATTGCGTAGACAAGTATTTGGTACAGATGATGGATGGGGTTCAATGTTACATGGAGGAATTGCAGGATATTAATGGGATATTGGATAGACGAAAATACTTATCAATTTGAAGATGAAAAGGAAATGGCAGCAGCATTAGGAATTGATCTCGATACCATCGAAGGAGATTATGCGGAAGCTTATCATCACATGTCAAAAATATGGAATACGGCAGAGATAGATATTAGTTTAAATAAGGAGAATAAAGATGTGCATGCCACCAGACGAAGTGATGCAAGCTCACTACGACGAAAGAGTGATGGATATATGTAAAGCAACAGGATGTGTTTGTGATAGATGGGCAGATCATGAAGTTTATGACATCTATGATAAATATGATGAAAAGCATGGAACAGAAACAGCATTAGAATATTTAAGAAGCTGCCATAGAATATGTTTCGTTGCTCGTCCTCCCCATGGAAAAAGAAAAGAATGGGAATTTGAACTGTCTTGTCTAGGCCCAATATGTGGTCCTTATGATAAATGTGATTTTAAAAACGAAGAAGCTCGATTGATTTTGCAAAAAGAGTTCTTAGATTTTGTTAAGCTCACTGAGAAAAAATAAATCGAACGTTTAAAATTAAAGAAATTATTTGACAATAACAATTGCGAAAAGGAGTAAGATATGATATAAAAAATTTTAAAAGCCAAGGAATTTCTAGATGGGATCATACGAATCAGGCCAATATTCTCTAGGGTATATTGATCCCTCGGATGTTCAATCAAAAGATCTTAAACAGATGATGGATTGGTTCTATAATAGCAATTACACCACAAATTCTACCTATTGGTTGCAAGGGGCTATAGACAAGAGATTTAAGGTTGGGGATCAGCAACTATACAATCAAGTATACGGCCAAAACTCTCAGAACGTTCAAAAGTTCTTCTTCAATTTGATAAGACGTCATATCAACATGATATGCGGATTTCAGCGTAAAAACAGAAAGTCCACAATTACAATCCCCAACCTTCCTAATGGCGATCAGCTAGCAGACGATTATAATAAAGTTATGCGTTGGTGCGATGATCGTGATGGCTTTCAAGAATATTTATCTCAATCTTTCGAAGGCGCATGTGATACTGGCGAAACTCTTCTTCATCTTTACCCTGATTACACTTTCGATCCTATTTCAGGTGATCTTTTTACGGATTCTGTAGCATATAACAATTATTTAATTGATCAATACACTAGGAAGCAAGACCTTAGCGACTGCAATGGGATTTGGCGCAGACGCTGGACATCCAAGCAAATGGCTAAGACTCTGCTTCCAGGCTACGCAAAAGAAATAGATAAGATGAAGCCAGGAGGAATGAAGGACGGAAGATTCCCTATGCAGGCAGAACTCCAAAATGTCGCTATTAGCAATCTTTTCACCTACGATGAGTTCTATTATCGCACAACACGAGAAGGAAAGATCATTCTAGATCCTTATACTGGCGAATCATCCGAATGGGAAGATGATGAAGCAGAAGATGAAGGAATGATGGAGCGTGTTCTTAACGAACAACCATGGCTTCAGGTTAAAAAAGTTGAAATTCCTACTGTTAAATTAGTCATATGTCTTTCTGGAAATATGGTCTATCATGGAAAGACCCTCCTTTCAACGGACGCCTACCCGTTCATCCCAACACAGTGTTATATAGAGCAAGACATTCAGGCATATTCATGGAAAAAGCAGGGCATCATCAGGAACCTCAGAGATTCGCAGTTCCTTTACAACATGCGCAAGGTAATCGAGCTTCAGCTACTTCAATCAAGTTTGAATGCAGGTTGGATTTACCCAGTCGATGTGGTTCCAGATCCTAAGTGTTTCCGCCAATCTAGTGGAGGCGATGGATTCTTAATCCCATTAAAAGCAGGCAGATTACCTAATGAAATTCAAAGAATTGAACCTGTGGCTATTCCTCAATCTTTACTTGAGCTATCAAATAGTCTTGCAGAAGATATCACAAAAATCTCGGGTGTAAATGAAGAACTATTGGGCGCAGCGACCGATGATAAATCTGGAATCTTATCCATGCTTAGACAAGGCGCGGGTCTTACTACTTTACAGACAATCTTCGATAAGCTCGACTATACTCAAAGACTCTATGGTAAGATACGCTTGCAAGCCATTAGAAAAAACTTCAGTAAAGGTAAAATACGTAATATCCTTGGGAAGGATGCCGATCCTAGGTTCTGGTCTTCCCACTCACAGAAGTATGCAATCGCTGTCGAAGAGGGTAATTATTCAACTTCCCAGAGACAGATGGAGCTTCAACAACTCCTACACTTTAAACAGCTGGGGATGGCCATACCAGATAAGTCTATATTACGAGCAGCGTTTATCACGAATAAGCAACAAGTTATTCAAGAAATGGAAGAAGCAACAGAGCAGCAAATGCAGCAGGCTCAAGCTGAAGCTCAACAAGCCGAGAAAATGGATAACGCTAAAATCATGGGTATGTTTGCTAAAGCTAAAACTGATATGGCTAGAGAGCAAGATCTTATGGCTTCGAGTGCAGAACGCATGGCTAAAATCCAAGATCTAAACGCAGACTCCATATATAAATCAAGCAAAGCTGACCTTGAAATGGTAAAGAGCATGCTTGAGTTAGAAACAATGGATTTAGAAATGATTCATAGATCTTATGAAATTGCTATGGCTATTAAAAGTGGAAACTATGAGTCAAATCAAAAACAGGAGATGTCAGTTTAATCAATTTTAAGGCATAATATCCTCGTAATTAGGAGGTTATTATGATAGATGGTAAAGATTTAATTGGAAAAAGATTTGGAAAATTAGTTGTTATAGCACAAATATTTGGAAAAGCGAAAACTAAGTCTAGATTTTTATGTTTATGCGATTGTGGAAAACAAAAAGAATTGGGCGGATCTTATTTACCTTATGGAAGGGCTAAATCTTGTGGATGTGGAAGAAGATTAAACGTTAGGCATAATGCCATCTCGCTTACTTTGTATGCCTACAGGAAACATGCAAAAAAAAGAGGATTGACCTTTGATTTGGATAGAAAAACTTTAGCTCGATTGATAGAACATCCATGTTTTTACTGTGGAAAAATAGGAACAAATAGAACATATGCTTATAAAAAGCCCAACGAAGAAGATGTTTTTTACCATAATGGAATAGACCGAATTGAAAATGAAAAAGGCTATACCATCGAAAATAGTGTTTCTTGTTGCAAGCTTTGCAATCACATGAAATGGTCTTTATCATTCAAAGAATGGATAGAACACATGCAAACCGTTTTAAACACACAACAATTAACAGCATAAGCTGTTTAGGAGAGAATATGGAACATAAAAAACATAAAAGTCACCCACATGACAAAGTTGCGGCTATGCCTCAATTTAACGAAGCTCACTGGGAAAAAAAACCAGCGGATACACTAGTAGGTGGCAGCCGTTATGCTTCCGAGATGAATACTATGGAAGAATATAAATCAGACGTCGATGGATTAGCTAATTACGTCAAGAAACATAAAGAGAAACATTAATAGATGGTTGGCCCGACCGTTAAGCAACGGGGAAATTTACTAAGTAAATCAGCCAACACGTGCAGGGCATTTTATTACATCGCGTTATATTGCAAACCATTGAGGTTAAAATGGCTAAGAAAACAAAGCATAATCCCGATTACATAAAAGATAAAACCGCTGATGTTATTAAACACGGAAGCGGTAGAGCTGTCCCTAATGAACAATGGGAAATGAATAAAGATCTTACTCCGAAGGGAGCAGATAACTCATGGGGCGCTTTCCTTCCAAGAGCTGGAAAAGATAGGCCAACTCCACATACAAAAACTAATGAAACAGATCATTAAATGAATAAGTTTGAAAAAATCTATGTAATAGATAACTCAAGAGAGGCTGATGGTCCTCGAGAAAGAGACTATTCCATTGAGCTTTCAGATCAAGAGCATTTACAAAGACTTAGACCAAATACAATCATTAATGAATCTCCCCCAATTGCACTGAATTTGGAAATGCCAATATTAGAGAAAGCCATCAAAGAAGGGAAAAAGAATGCGAAAAGTAAGAGTAAAAGTCCTAAAAGCAAAACTAAAAAAAATAATTCCAAATCCAACAAACCAGCAATGGCGAGTTTGGAAAAGAAATTATAAGAAAGGTTGGAAAGGTTGGGTATGACATCCAAAATTTTACCCTTAGGAAAACAAATATTATGTCATCACGGACACTTTACTCTTCTTAGTGAAATATCTGCGGTCGAAATCATGGATAATGGTGTTCAATTTGAATGTGAAGATGGGATTTACGAAGCTTCTATAGACACCAATTGGAAAATTAAGAAAATATCGGATGAGCCTTATGAAAAAGAATAGAGTTACTGCAGGCGAGCTTTCAAGAAAAGCAATGGCAGACACCACCAAGTATAATGCGCTTGAGGTGGGTCATGCAATGGCCGATGATATTGATAAGCATCTAGCTGAATGTCTTGAAAAGCATCTTAACTACGTCGATCAAGAGGGGAATCATCCATTTAGAATGCTCGATGAATTCGCCGTTGTAATGGTCATTGCTAAAGACAATCTCATAAAGAATGTCATTAGACGAAAATTCTATTGCGCTCCCTTCCTACCTAGCCCACGCCCCAACCAAGCTGTGTTCTTATATACAAAGTCAGCAGGACGAATAGTAAAACGGCTATGGGTTTTACCGAGTGATATGGTAATGGCAGAATTAGCGTCGCTTGCAGTAGTAGACAAGCGATATAAAACAATGCAAGCATGGTCTGTAGCCTTCTTTGAGGGTAAATTCTGGGAGTACATCCGCTATGAAAGTGGCACGTCAATGGTATCCCAGAAAGAATATATGTCACAACATCGAGAAGAACTTATCCAGGCTGGCTGTAAGCTGTTTGACTCGGACTACACCAATCCCTTTGATTTCGACAAGATCAACATTGAAAAGATCGTAGATACGCAAGAAGCCTTGGTCTAAAAGAATCTTCTCAATAGTGGGATTTAAACAGAGTATCTCAATAGGCGCATCCGCCAACATAAACTTCATAGTCGTTTGATAATCAGAAAATTTCTTCCTTAACTCTTCCTTGAGCTTGGCCATGTCCAATTCACTTTCAAATTTTGTTTCTACATTTTCTTTTACATTTTCAAAATTTTCTTTTACATTGTTGATTTCATCCATAAGGAGACCCCACTATGACATTGTTAAATCCTGAAGCAAAACCACCCGAATCACAAGTTCAAAATACTAGTGAAGGAAAGGTGTCACCCCCAAATACAGACCCAAATCTATCACAAAAAAAAATTGAAAATCCAGATCAAATCAACCAACAGAATAAAGACGCAGAGAATGCAGAAGATCCAAATTGGAGAGCTTTCCGTGAAGCCAGAAAGAAAGACCGAGCAGAAAAAGAAGCTGCCGAAAGAAGAGCAGCGGAAAAAGATCAAGAGGTTGCAGCTCTTAAAGCAGCGATGGATGCAGCTTTCTCAGCAAAATCAGCTCCCTCACCAGCAGCATACCAGCAATACTATGGAATGAATCAAGGATATGATCAATCTGAAGAGAACGAAGAGCAAAAGATTGAGCGTAAGGTGAATGAGCTACTGGCTAAAAAAGAAGAGCAATACATAAAGCAGCAAGCAGAAGAAGAACAAAGAAGTTATCCCAAACGACTAATGAAAGATTTCCCCGACTTTGGCCAAGTATGCAGTCAAGAAAACCTGGATTACTTGGACTTTCATTATCCCGAAATATCAAGACCATTACAGCGTTTAGGAGAAGGATATGACAAATGGCACGATACTTATCACGCTGTCAAAAAGTTTATCCCTAATCACTCTAACGCTAAAAAAGAAGCAGCAAAAGCTGAAGTAAATAATATGAAGCCCCGTTCCATGTCAAGTTCAGGTCCATCTCCTACAGGAGAAAAAGTAAAAGAAGGATGGCAGGACACCGAAGCTCGTAGAGCAGAAAACTGGGCAAGAATGCAAAGAACCATGAAAGGAGTTTAAGTTTAATGGATGAAGAAAAAAACAAATTGTTTGACCAACTTTACGATGCTTATAAAAAAGCTAGTTTAGTGTCATTCGGTTCTCCTGATCAATATCAATTTCATCAGAACAATTTGATAAAAGCCTTAGCCTTGTTCGTGATGGATCCCATCATAAATGAAAAGAATAATGAACCATTCAACAAAGAGAGTTAAAAATGTTAGATTTTGAAAAGTTAGCAAATGAATTCGTCTTTTTACGTGAAAAGTTAAGAGAAATAGCAGGATTGGTAATCAAAAATGAGCATTTAGAAGCATCATTTTTGATCGGTTGCCTTCACTCTATTTGCCATAACCATGCAGTGGGTATTGGTCAATTAGTGCAATCTAGATTTGAACAAGCACCTCCTGTAGCTCCAAAAGAGGAATCAAAGAATGAGCAATCAGCCGTTTGATCTACAAGCTGTTGCTTGCAAGGTTTATTCTGCTCTTACTGACTTCCCCGCGTCTCGAGATGATGACAAAGTTCTCTTATATACTATATGGATGAGAGAACTTGGGGATAAAGAAGGCAACATAAATGATTTCTTCACAGAGTTCTTAGACGGACATCTTAGTAATCCTGAAACGGTTACAAGAGTAAGACGTAAGCTTCAAGAAAAGCATGAGAAACTCAGAGGAGAAAAGTGGGAAATACGCCATAAAATGGAAGGCGCGGTCTGCCAACAATTAACATTTTTTGACAATTGGTAAGGAAATTATGAAACAAGATTACGAAATAGAAGCGCTGATATCTACATTTGCAGAGCATGCTAAAATAAATGAAGAACATCAAAAATTTGTTAATAGGTCATTTTTAGAACAATATCCCGATAAAGAATTACCGCCGCATATGGAAAACTATTTTAATGCAGCTCAGGCCTTCTTATCTATGTGTGAAGAAATTCAAAAATTAAAGGATCAATTGAGAGGCCATATGCGTAATGAACACCCTTACGCATGAAATTCGTTTGTTATTAAAATAATTATTTGATAGATTGGGCTTAGCAGAACATATTGGGACTTCGCAAGTCTCGCCATCCCTGGCCGCATAATACGCCTCGCCAACGTAAGACTGAATTAGTGGTTTCGTCAATCACGTAAACATTCAACTTACAAAGAGGCAATTATGTCATTCTCGACAGGGATTACAGGCATTCAGAATATGGCTCCTGAGCTACCAGTTCAGGCATCCGAAGACCTATTATCCACTCCAATGTTTAACTTGATCCACTCTTTCGGCGTTGATTTACATCATGCAGAAAGTTACGTGGGTAAAACCACTCGTATGTCTCGCTTTGAACGTTTGTCAACAGACGGCGGTCAGCTTGACGGTTCGGGTATTGATCCAGCATCAGAAGTACCAGTTCGTACAGATATCGATGCGACTATGGAAATTTACGCCAAGTCTATCGTTACTAACGAGCAGCTCGTTCTTTGGGAGAATTCTAAGACCCTAACCAAGTTCACAGCATTGCTAGGACAATGGTTGAGAGAGAAGGAAGATCTCCTGATGCGTGACCTATTCAGCTCGAGCGTCAGTTATATAAACGCCACTGGGGGCTTAAACGGCGACCAACCTAGTAACATTTCTTTGAACGATGTAAACAACATCGAAAACATATTATTAGGTAATGACGCTCATAGCATGCTTACAAGCCTAGAAGCGACCCTGAAATTCGCGACAGGTGGTGTTCGAGACGCCTTTATAGCGCTCGCAAACACAAACTTGGCCGCAGACCTTCAGAAAGTTCAAGGTGTGTTGCTGAAATCAGCATACCCAACACAAGAAGGTATTCGCCCAGAGGAATATTGCTCTATTAGCAGATTCCGTTTCTTCGTTTCTTCTAAAGCTGCGAAGACACCAGGTATCTCATTAAAAGGTAATACAGTCTATACGATCCCAATGTTTGGTCTAGAAGCTGCCGCTAAAATCGAGCAGAACAACTACACCGCAGTCATTGGATATCGTCCACCTTGGGTTGTGTCCTCTGTTGCACAGAATAGCCAGTTGTACGCCAAGTTTGCAATTGCTCGCGCAATCACAAACCAAAACTGGATCTCTGGTTTGAACGTAACAACATTCCAACCATCATAAGGAGATAAAGATTATGCCTTTTACAATCGTTACTCAAGGTACTTTTACACAGCCTGCAATAGCAGTGAGTCAAATAATTCCGCTGCCAAGCAGTGTCGATTATTTTGTGACTACAAACTTAACCAAAATGGCACTAGCTTCTACAACTGGATGCGTGAGAGGTGAATGGTTTGGGGGTGGGCTTACAGCTGTCAATGATGGTCTACAATGGTCTAAATCAACAGGTGATGCGATATCAATAGAATCGTTTGCCAATGCAGGTGTTAATGGTTTTACATATGTTAACAAGTTTCCTCAACCAGAAGCAGCCTTAACAGGAACAACCATCACCAATGCAACTCCTGCCGTCGCTACGGTTACTAATACCTATTCAGAAGGGGATACCGTTGTGATTTATAACGCGGTTGGCTTGGAACAGATTTCAGGAATGACATTTACCATTTCTTCTGTTTCTGGTTCTGGATTTACACTTTTAGGGCTAAATACTCCAGGATCAGCAGCCACTGCTTTCAAAGTGCGAAGAGTCAGCGGGTTTACTCCTGTTGAACCAAGCTTCTTATATGTGACAGCAATCACACAAGCAGCTCAAGGTAAGGTTACTGTTTCTCAAGCAAACAGTGTTTACTTGGGACAGAAGTTAGAATTTACAATCCCAGGCTCTTATGGGATGGTTCAACTTAACAACTTCTATCTGCCTCAGAATTTACCTGTCGTCGTCACATCTATTGTCGATGCCTATAACTTTACAATTAACGTAAATACAACAGGCTTCACCGCCTTTGCACTTCCTGCAAGCTCTGGATCGCCGACAACTACGTTGTATGCAACTATAGCTCCTGCTGGACAATCTACTCAGTATAATCCAATTACTGGGGTCCAAACAGGATACAACTTCAACCAGATCCCTTTCCACACAGGAGTATTCATACCCTATATGTATCTTCCTGCAGGGGTTGGTTCTCCCGCTGGTCAAGCGAATGAAGTAATTGTATGGCAGGCCTATAAAATGGAAACAGGAACGATCAACGCTCCTGTGCCGAGCTAGAATGTAAATTGGTTTTTTGAAAGAAATATCTCTAAAAAAACCAGTTTAATAATTAGGGAGGGGAAATCCTCCCTTTTATAAAAAGAGAAAAGGAAGAAGAAAACATGGCTGAAAAATGGATTCAATCCGCAATAAAAAAACCAGGATCTTTAAGAAAAGAACTTCATGTCAAAAAGGGAGAAAAAATCCCTGAAAAGAAATTAAAAGCAGCTGAAAAAAAAGGCGGAAAAGAAGGCAAAAGAGCGCATTTAGCTGAAACTCTAAAAAAGTTGCATAAATAAGGTAAAAAATAATGCCAAATCAGTATTTACCAGCTGTCAACACCATACCAAACTCTCTAGTGATTACAGCGATCGCTCAGTCAGCTCCTATGGTTGTAACGACGACTTTAGTTAATACTGCGCCTAATCCTAGAGTAAATACTTATCTAGTTGGGATGAATGTAAAACTATTTGTTCCTCAAACTTACGGCATGTACCAAGCAAATGGTCTAATCGGAACTATTTTAGGAATTAGCGGAAATGTTTTCACACTTAATTTGGATTCCACTTTTTTTGACACCTTTTCAATACCAGGTACTCAAGTTGAATCACCAGCAAGTCTATCTCCTTATGGTTCTAAAAACTTGCAGTATGACAACACAACGGATCTTGTCCCGTTTCAATCACTAAACAATATAGGTAACTAATATGACCCAACTAATGATGGCAACAGCAACTGGAGAATCCCACGGATTAATCAATACACTAACTAATAGTGTTCCTTTCGATGACTTTAAAAATTTTAAGCCTGATCAGAAGAAGGAATTAGAAAAACAGAAAAAAGAAGACTCCCGTCTAGTCAAAGCAGAGTACATGAACTCAAGAGGCAGACATGAAAGGCTTACGAAACCATATTGCAAATATGCTGGGGACCCTATTCAAATCTGGCATTTCATTCCTGGCAAAACATACGAAGTACCGCTCGGATTGGTAAACGAAGTCAATGACAAAAATAAGATTTTAAAAAGACGTGCAGGTCTTGTGAGTTTGGATGGCGCTCCCGTTCAGGCAAGCGAAGCTCCATTGGATCAAGATCAGGATGGAGATTTTCTTCATAAATTTATTCCAGTTGGATTCTAAACGAGAGGAAATATGTCAACGTCCGTAGCGCAAGCAGATTCGACATATACCTTCATAGATAAAAAGGTTAGGAGGCTCACAGCCTCTGCGAGCGAATCCGCATTAAGTTGTGCCGACATTCAAATGGCAGTCAATACATTTTATTCTACGGACTTCCCCTATGCAATCAAGATTGATCAGCAGAGGACAGTTTATAAATTCCTTACCATTCCAAACGTAGATCGTTACCCTGTGGATGTAAATAATTTACAGGGTTTTCGTGCACCTGTCTATTTTGAAGGGATTCAGGGAAATTTCTTTAAGAATAGAGACCAACTTTACAATCTTTATCCTCGCTATCCTACTCAATTTCAACAAGGAGTTCCCTCAACTACAGGGATAATCACCGCTATCCTTCAACCATCGAATCCAACTCAAATCACAAGCCCTCTTCATGGTCTTAGCAGTGGCGACTTCATTTTGATCGAAAACGTACAGGGAATGGTTGAATTGAATGGCAATTATTACCAGATCACAGTAGTCGATAACAATACATTTACCATTGATGTAGATGATACTTCATTTGGAGCATATACAGGCGGAGGAACCTGGACGTCTACAACCACTCAGGTGTCTTTTACACTGTTTGGAAACAATGTAAATCCTTTCCCTCAGCCTAACTTCGGTATTTTAAGTACTCAATTAGTCATAGGAGGAATAGATATTAATGGTAATCCTATTCGAATTATTGATGATGGTGGCGGAGTCGTTAATTCCCTAGGAGTGGGGAGCAACACGACAATTGGACAGCTCTTATTCGTTCAACAGAATGCCGTTGGAAATAACATCTATATTGATTTAGCTGATCAGCAGCAAGCTGCCATCCCTAATCTTTCTCCAATAGGTGGCCAGCAAAACGCTAACGTTCCAAACACAGCCTATCCTCCTGTGCCTTTAACTCCCCAATATTGCGGAACAGTGAACTATGTCACCACTCAAATTACTTTAACACTTCCCTATCCTCTTGCTCCTGGAAGTCAATTAAATATTTGGGCAGCAACTTATCAAGTAGGCCGTCCCTACAATTTATTATTCTGGAATAACGAATTAACTATCCGACCCGTTCCCGACAATGTCTATCTATGCGAGGTGGAAGTTTACCAGACGCCTGCTCAGTTCATGAATACTACTAACCACCCCATCCTTAACCAATGGGCGCAATATATCGCCTATGGAGCCGCAATGGAAATCCTACGGGACCGCCAAGACATGGAAGGGGTGGCTAATCTATCAGAGGGATTTGAACGTCAAGAAGCCCTTGTTTTGGAAAGACAAGCTGTCGAAGAGATCGGGCAACCAAATATCACTCTATTTAACACTACTCAGACAGGTTACGGATACGGAACTGGATGGGGTATTGGACAGGGATTCTAAATGGCTGGATATTCTCCTTTGAAAATCACAGGCAACACGGTCGGTTTGGTGCAGCAGCGCGAAGAATTCTTGCTTCCCGATGATGCCTATCCAAGATTAAGCAATGCTTATGTATGGCGAGAAAAGATCAAAAGGAAGAAAGGGTGTCTTTTACTAGGTCGCCTACAACGTAACTTAGTTACTCAGTCTTTAGGGAATACGATTACGACAGGAGTGCAATTTAATCTTTTCACACAGATCAATCTAAGTGGAACGATTACGGGAATTACTCAGGCAAATCCTGGAGAGGTAACTACCTCCGCGCCTCATTTATTGCAAACCAATCAATTTGTGACGATCAATGGCGTGTTGGGTATGACTCAAGTCAACGGAAAAACCTATCAAATCATAGTCACAGGCACAAACACTTTCACTATTGGAGTTGATACTACACCCTATGGAATGTATACCTCGGGGGGAACATGGGAAACCAATGACCTTTCAGGTGAGACATTCAAGACCATTGTGCCTGGCACTGTGGTTATCACTATGCCTGGTGGAATAGTTTTTACCGATCAAGGAAACGGCACTTTCAATGTTGGTGGTAATATTACAGGTGCCACACAAACTAATCCATGCGTAATAGAAGCAACAACCAGTGAATTGTCCAATGGTGATCAGTTAATTATTTCTGGAGTCGTAGGAATGACTCAATTAAACGGAAATACTTATACAATTACAGTTATTGATCCAACGCATTTTAGCTTAAATGGTATAGATGCAACAGGATTTTCAGCTTATATAAGCGGAGGTTCATGGAGAATGACTCCTGCAATTAATGCAGGAATCATAAACTACGTTACTGGAAATATTACCCTGATTACAACAGCAGGAGCTGGTGTCTCAACAGTGTCTTTTTCCTACTTTCCTGGTCTTCCTGTTATGGGAATTCGAACAAGGGAATTGCAGAATAGCATAAACGATCAGACTGTGTTTTTTGATCAGGTTTACGCTTATATTTTTAATTCGGGCACGAATCAATTTCAAGAATTTATTCCTGGCACTACATGGAATAAATCAGGAGAAGGTATAGATGGAACCAGTTTTTTTTGGTCAACAAATTATTGGGTTAGTCAACTACTAATTCCTGGAAGCACAACTCCTCTTTTTACGACAAGCAATGTTAAATTGTTCTGGGAAACAAATAACACAGGACAGTTCGGAACTAATCAAGATCCACCAAGAATTACAGATGGTGCGACTTGGGTAGACTTCTATGATGATACAGCACCTGCAAACTTTTCCCCTTGGGCACAAATAGATGCGACACCAACATATTTGACCAATTTCTTATCTATGCTTCCATTTCGTGGAAGGCTCGTGACTTTCAATACATGGGAAGGAACAACAGCAGGAAGTGCACAAAACTTTTCAAATAGAATCCGATGGTCAACCATTGGCAATCCTTTTATCCCCTATGATAATGGTCCGCCATCGAGAGGTTCTTGGAGAGATGATATTCGGGGTCAAGGAGGATTTCTTGA